CTTTCTCTGACCACAGATTGATAATATAGCTATTGTAGTTATCGACCCAAGACATCAGATCACCAAACATTTCCTGATCTTCGTTTGTAAGTTCGATGACATTAGTTACGTCGAGAGACGCAATAGGCACATAGTATTTACCACCCGTCTGAAGTTTACGCTCTTCAGTATTAAGAGTGATGCTATGCTGCACAGGAAGACGCTGCATCTTTGCAAGTGTCTCAAAGCTGCTACCTACCTCTTTAAACGCTTCACGATTGTCAATTTCCCAGATGAATGGCTCACCCTTCACATCGACAGCGTTACCTGCTTCATCAGTGGCATTTATCATGTCCACCGTTCCAAGCACCACACGCACACGTTTGATCTGCTTAATCAAATTTTGCATGTTCTCTGGCAGTGCTTTGAAGTCTTTGATGTATCCTGCAGGCTTACCGCAATTAAATCCACCAAAGTTGTCCTTCAGATCAATGTTCAGACTATCTGCCATGACCGTCTTCACAAAGCCGTCGTTAGACCACCGCTTATACATGAAGCGTTGCAGGTACGGGCGAACCTTTGCAGACTGCGCATAGTAAGTGCCATCAGGTGAGTCTAACTTAAACGTGCCACCCTTCACCAGAATTTTATCGTCACCAAGAATAGGTGAGTGATTTATGCGCATCCGGGACAGGCTGTAAGTCTTGGCAGTTCCCAGACCTTCGTTTGCGATACCCATAGCCTTTGCCATAGCGGCGTAGTTATTGGTATCAATTGTTGTGAGTTGTGTCATACTTTTCTCCTTTCTTTAAGTTCAAGAGCCATAGTTATATCATGCCACGTCTTTTGTGTCAAGCCAGTTTGGCCCAATTTTTGCTTCCAAAAGCAGTGGTACATTTATGTTGACACCCCAGCGCCGTGCTATCAGATGCGGCAGTTCATTGTTAGCTGACTGTATAACATCAATAACTGCCTGCTCCTCGTCTGGGTGTACGTCTATCACAATGCTATCATGCACAGTGTTAACGATACATGACTTCATACTCTCCAACAGGTCATCTATGTACAGCAGAACCACCGGCACGATGTCAGCCGTTGCAAATGACTGCACCGGGTAGTTCTTGATCTGCGTAAAGTTGGTGACCCTGCCACTAGACTTTCGCTGCACATTAGGGAAAGAAAATTGTCTACCTGATGGTGTGGTGATCATGCCTGTTGTCATAGCCTCTTTAGCCAGTCTGGAATGCCAAGCTGTGATGCCTTTGTACTTCTCGTTGAAGTGGTCGTAGTATTTAGCTTCCGCTGCCGTTCTCCCAAAGCCCGTTGCGCCATAAAGCGGTGCAAACGTGTGAGCCTTCGCAGTCTGGCGATCCGTAGGTTGACCAGCATCGGTAATAACCTTAGCGGTATATGCATGTACATCAAACCCAGTAGATACTTCATCTATAGCAACTCCATCTTGTGAAAGGAATGCTGCTGCACGAAACTCTAGCTGTGCAAAGTCAGCTTCCATAATCTTACCACCTTCAAAGCGAGATACAAATACCTTCTTTACAGGGAAGGTGCCACCACGTGGCATGTTCTGCATGTTAGGTTCTGCACCTGACAGGCGACCAGTTGCAGTGCGGTGCTGTAGCAGACGCACATGCAGCTTCCCATCCTGCTTGGTGAACATCTTGATGCCCTCGACAAACGAGGACAGGTATGTATCTACAGCAGACAGGCGTCGAACTTTTGACAAGAAGTCCATAGCATCTGTCATTCCCTTGACACGTGCTGCTTTCTCCAGCGCCTCAAGGTTTTGCTTGCTCGTACTGAAGCCATTGGCACTGGCCCATTTGGGACCGGGAGGTTTAAACTTTAACCCAGCCAATTCATTGGATGGTGATAGAGTATAACCAGCAGCACCACAATCAGTGCAGCGATTAGGTTTCGCAAACGGCTCTCCATTTTTCTTTACCTTTCGTATGTAACCTGTGCCATTACAAGGCTTACATTGCATTGCTCTAGTCTTAGACAGCTTAGTAGTGTGTGCATTGACTAGACTGCGGAAGTCTGATTCATCCATGTATGGATCAATGGCAGTACCCCAATAGGCTTTGTCGTTTACCTTGCGGCTGTAGATAACCCAAGACAGTTGCTCTGGGCTGTTGAGGTTGATAGGCGTGTCGCCCATCAGCTTGCGCACGTGTGCTTGCAGGTCAGCGGTAAGCTGGTTACGTTCTTGTTCAAACTCCACACGCACCTCATCCAGTGCCTCGCTGTCTACCGTGAAACCACGCTGGTAGATACGAGCAAGGCATACTGCAACCTGATTGGTCAGGTCAACAGTACCCATGAGACCACTGTCTTTCGGTGTATTCAGACGATGCATCAGCTTATCTGCCAGTTGCTGTGTAGCATGTAAGTCAGCAGACAGATACTCTGACAGTTCGTCCAGAGGAATGTCGCGTGTGCTGTAACCTCGCTTGAAGTATTCCTTCAAAGTGTCTTGCTTCTTAGTGTCAAGATCATAGCGTTCAGCACACGCCTCTAGTGAAAGAGGTTCCTTGATGCCACGCTGCAGCACATACTCTGCAAGCATCGTGTCGAACACAGGCCCATTGTATTTAAACCCACTCTCCCACAGCCATAGCAAGTCATGCGCTGCGTTGTGGCAGATCAAGACAGTAGCTTCGTCCAGATACCACTGGACACGCTCACTGTAATCATGTTGGCTTTCATGTTCATCGTGATCAAACGGAAACAATCTCTCGTCTCCTTGATCAGTGAGTACGCCAACCATCGTCAGGCTATTGTTCACCTCAAATGGATCAAGGTGCATCTTGCCATCACGATGTGTGACTGTGTTCTCTACATCAAGTGTTAGTTTCATTTCTATTCCTTCCTCATACTGAAGTATACTTTACCATTCGCAGCAATGTGTGGAATGGCAGGATCAGCATCGTGCTTACCTGTATACTCAAACTTATATCCTTCACTACGTTTTTGTTCAACATCTTTGATAAACACAGAGTTATCATTGAAGAACAAAGCTACAGCGAAAGTTGCGAGTACTCCCAGCATTGTATATCACCCCTCGTATCTTGCTGTCAAGTAGTCAAGTTCACAATTGACCATACCATGCCAACCATTCAACTTGTTCTTGACAATGTTAATATGCCGCAGCGGAGTGTCTTCATCTTGTCCTTCCACTGAGGCGGCTTTACCAATCAGGACCATCAGGTCAGCCTCTGCAGCCTTACCTGTACGTGATCCTTCCATCATGCTCTGGTTCAATTGTGTCCTGCCTTCTGCCTCTGCAGAAAGCTGCGACATATAAAACACAGCACAATCATACGCCTTGGCAATCTGTCGTGCATGGATAGCGCAGGCTTTCAGTGCTTCGTCCTGTCGAGCAAAGCCACCTTCTGCCTTGAACTTATCACCCATGTCAAGGACCAGAATGTCAGGACGATATGTCTTGGCAACAGACTCAACCCAATTCATGTCGCGTCCAGATGCCTCTTTGATCTTGATGTTACGCATCACTGGCTCATACAGTGAACGTGCTTTTGGCATGTTGTCTTTTACTTCACGAGCGGACATGCCAGCAGCGGCTGTAAGATAACGTGATCCTACTCTGTGTGTAGGTTCCTCGTTACATAGAATGATACACTTGGCACCTTGATGTGCAAAGCCATTCGGTGCAGCAATCAGGCTGGCATGAAACGATGTCTTGCCAGTGTTGGGACGCGCACCCACTTCGATAAGCTGACCCGCACTTACACCTTCTATCTTACGTGCAACGCTAGGAATGTTGAAAGACCAACGTGCTTCCAGTTCAGCCTTTGCCATCAGCGTTTCAATAGTAATGTCATCCCACTCAATGTTCAAGTTGGGAGTGAAGTCATCACCATAACGCTCAAGCAGATTGCGCAGCGTCTCCATCGTACCACCTGTGCCACTCACCATGTCGAAGCCAATGTTAGCGATGTCCTCGCCCACTACCTTCTGGAACAGCTTGGACAGCACCTCCTGTGCAATGTCGTTACCCATTGGTGCCTCACGCTTTAGTTGCGTGAAGAGACCATCGAAGCCACTCTTCTGTGCGGTGGTCATCGTTGGGTTGTCAGACAGGAACAAGGCTTGCACCTCATCAGGTGTGACACTACGGTTGTAGTGATCCATTGCTCTGTCGATTGTCTGCTTGATCTTTCGATTGTCAGAACTGAACAGTCGGTCAGGACACTTGGCACCACGATGGTCATCGTAGAAACCTTTGTCCATTAGACTGCGTAGCATTGATACTTCCATTATCTCTCTCCTATGTCGGCTAGGTTATTCATGTCAGTTGGATTACGATACTTCAAATCATCTGTCAAGTACAAGACACGGACGTTGTTCACATGTCCTCTCAACTCTTTCGCCATCAGCAAAGTCTTACGCACTGCGTCAGGATCAAGTGCGATTACTGCTGTTGAGAACTGCGCGAGATACTTCTTGTGTGCATCTGACAGTGAAGTCCCAAGCACAGCAACCCCGACAAAGTTACCACCACCAACCACGGCGGCACTCACGCAGTCCTCAACAACCACTGCGACTTTACCACAACCATGTGCATATGGCAAGCCACTCTTTCCATACCTACGCCACTTAGGCAAACGCTTACCAAGCGCACGTCCTGTGGCATCCACGATTTTGCCATCGTGTTTGATGGGGAACACAACGCGGTGTTCACGCACATCGTATAGCAAACCTAACTCCTCTGCGTCAAGCCCATACAATTCACTGGCCCACTCAGCCACGTCGTAGTTGTATGGCACAAGATACTCAGGCACATCGAAGCTATCTTCCGCAAAGCGTTCCACATCAGATAGCTGTACACGAATGTCATCCGCTGACATACGCACACGTGTCCCACCTTTGAGATCACAAGACATACGGAAACAATTCCATACAAGTGATCCCATGTTGTTGGTCACTGTGAATGTACGTTGACCACAGCTAGGACACTTAGTCCTCACTGTATTACCTATTGGTACATTCATATCACTTACAATGTTATATATACTATCCATATATACTCTCTCCTGTGCGGCAGTTAGGTGCTTTTACCATGTATTTTACGTGCTGTCAAGGCATTGTTTGCACTCTCGTACGTATTTTTCATATAAGGCTTGACTGATTGTGGGTTAGCATGTCCTGTAACCGACATGATCTGTCCGATACCGACACCTGCCTCAACCATTTCCGTTGTGCCAGTACGACGCAGGTCAGATAGTCGCAGTTCACTTGACAAGCCAGCCTCATCCATCAACTTGCGTGCGTGAAGTGGTAGTTTGTACTGACTGTATGGTATGTACTCACCACCAACAGGCTGTGGTCTTGGTGCTACCCACTTCTGAAATCCAAAGTCCTCATGCTGTTGTTGTAACATCTCAAGCAAGTCGTCGTCTATAGGCAAGAACACCTCTGCTCTACGCTTCGACTGCTCAATATGCACACGTGCCTTATCAAAATGTATACTGTCCCAAGTTAGTACACGCATGTCACCGACACGCTGGCACCAAGCGTATGCCATGTGTGCGATCAACCCAATGTTACGTGTGCTGAAATCGCTGTAGGCGGCGTCTAGTAGCTTGGTTATATCCGACCTACCCCAGACAGTCTTGCGCGGCTGTGTGCTACGCCTACGGACGATAGAGAATGGGTTTAGATTGCAATGCTCCATGCGTACTGCATAGTTATACAGCACGCGAGTAGCGGCCATCACGTGATTGGCAAATGGAATGCCACGATCACACCACATATCGTAAGCCAGCTTGGCTTGCTTGGTGCTGATATCAGCTAGTACAAGAGAACCAAGACGCTGACCATCTATCGCAGTGTCGAACATGACACGTTGAAAGTATTGATACTGCGTCTTAGTTTCCTTCCGCAAGTTCTTGAAATCATGGGAAGAGTAATACTCATCCGCAAGTGATTGGATAGATAACATCTTACCTTCTCCTCATAGCCCACAGTTGATAGGCCGTGTCATATAACTCGTCATGCCACATCAAGTCCTTCTTGAACTTGACAGGGATAGAACAGTAACCATAGTACGTACCAGCAATCATGCCAGCTACTGCACCTACGGTATCACTGTCGTGACCACGATTGACTGCGGCAATAACACAGTCCTCAAAGTTGTCAGTAGTTTGGAAGGCCCACATGGCGGCAGTGTATGTCTCGACAACATACCCACCTGACATGACCTCCTCACGAGGTATGTCTACATTATGCCGATACTTCTTGTACTTGTCAAGAGGCCCACCATAGTACAGTTCTTCTGCCAACATTGTCCCATACTGTACACACTCTGGTGCAGCATGAGTGAGCAACGTCTGTTGTGTTGCGAGTTGGATAAGTTCTTGTCTATCCATTGCCATCAACACAGGAGCGGCAGTCCTCATCAACGCTCCATTACCAGAAGATTTCTCGTTGGTCTCTCCTTTGTACGGATTAGTTGGGTCTTTGATGTAGCGTTCCAATGCGCGGACAGTTGTCGTGCCTATGTCAAAGCACTCGCCACGTGGAATGAACTCACCTTCCATGTACCATGACACGAAGTTATCCATGATAGCGTTAGGATCAAATGCTTTCTTGTCAAGCATTGCCTTACACATGGCAAGTGTCATGGCTGTATCGTCAGTCCACTCGCCAATGTCCACATCGTGAAAGCCACCTTTGTAATACTTGGTGATGTAGTCTTCTGGTTCTCTGGCATCAAGGAACTCAAGAGGTGCGCCAAGCGCGTCACCTACGGCGAGTCCAATCATCATGCCTGTTGCTTGATCTATTGATTGCATAGCGCACCTCCTTTTCTTTAAGCGTTTACAACGAGTTGCCGGAACTGTGGTGTATTCGCCCACCGTGCAACATTGTACTCACGTTCTAGCATTGTCTTAGCTTGCGTATCGTTACCTGTCTCACGCATCTTGAAACCATTACGCTCGTCGGCGTAGGTTGCATAGTTGGTGAAGGCAGAGTACAGAGACCACAGGTTCTGACCACGTGTCGTCACCTCTTCACGATACAAAGCGAACATCTTCTCAGCTTGCTTGTCGTTCTTCATAATGCTTTCAAGCAGAGCCTTGACATCTACATGCACGAGTGAACTCACTGCCCACCGTTGCATCTGTTCTGTCTTGGCGTAGAAGTTGTCTTTGGATTTGCCAAGCCTACGAATGAAGGCATCCATGTCAAAGCCACTGGTGTTCTTACGCTTCACCTTGTCGTGATCACCGCTGATCATACCATTGAGGCAGAAGAAATCTATCGCCCCGAAGATAGCCACATTGGAACAGGTTCCGTTGACACCATGCAGAGCGATGATGCGCTGTTGCACCTCAGTCTCATGGCGTGTGGTTGTGATCTTGGCAGACACGTTAGGCAGACGAACATCCATGATGCCCATGCCATTGTTGTAGGCATCCTTCCATGTCACTACTGCACCTTCAGTCTCGTGAGGCTGTAGATGCTCAGTCATAGTGGCACTCACTTTGCGGAAGAAGTCGCCGTGGTTCTCACATTTGAAACCGTCACCGACAATGCCAATGTATTCATCAGTGTTGCCATTGATGACATACTTCTGGCCTTCCATCTTGGTATCCTCATATTTCACAGGGAAATCAAGGTGTTCTGGTACATCCACGATGGATGTGTTTGCAAAATCTAACGGCATGTATATCTCCTTTGTCCGTTAAGTGATGTCATGTTATATCAGATTGCTGACGCGAAGTCAAGTCAATCACAAGAGGTTTGTCGGGATATCACAGCCACCCAACATTGCTGTTCCTCGTCATAATACGCTGGCTTGTCTAGCCTAGTGCCATACCCGAATGGGTGATAGCCGCGAAAGTAATCCTCTACCTTGCGTTCAAGGATGGTGCGGTCTTCATGTTTGATGTTCACCGTTATTGTCTTCATGGTTCCTCCAATCTTGCCGCATCCATTGCGGCATGTCCCGTCCTTTGTTATACCTAGCGAACCGCATCTTGTCAACTATGTAGAACGTGCGGTACGCAACGATAGGCCACGGCTCGTCTGTCTTCAGGTCATCGTGACCGCTGAAGCATTGAGGATGTGGTGTTAGTTTACCATCAGGTATAAACTCAATCCCATTCTTGATTGCGATGCTGTGCTTACCCGCACCATGCCACTTGCCATATCTGTGATGGTACTCACACAACATAGAGCAATACAGATCGTAGGCATAGCTAAAGTTTGCACGTGTCTTCATGGCCCACATTGTACATGGGTGTTTCTGATGCACTGGTTTGTATAACCCACAAGCCTCTGCATATCTAGGTGCGTGATGCCATAGGCTAGTGCATAGCATCTGTGCTTCTTCCAATGGCATCTTGACAATGTGCTGATCACACAATGACTTAGCGATAGCATCGGGATGATGTTCAATCAGAAACCTATTCATATGGAACTCCCATCACGTAATCTTCACAGGCCATCTCTGCCTGTTCCTCTGTCGGGAACTCACCTAGCCGAAACTCTGTATGTCCACCATCTGTGACAGCCTGTGCTGCGTATTTATTGTACGACAGCGCATGAACATAGGCCCAGCGGCCATTAAATTCACCTTCTCCAAAGTATTCAGACAGCTTACTCATGCTCACCTCCATTACCTCTGCCAAGCCCACCGAAATACTGCGGCCTACGCTTGGCTGTTTCAAACACACCTGCCGTGATGAACACGCCAGCAATCAGCAGGGCATGGGCAATCGCACTGATGCCAAAGGCTACGACACTGCCCACCCACATGCTGAAGATGATACACCACATCCATGCCAGCACCTGCATTACCATGTGCCGTGTGTTCATGTCTGTGATGTTGGACAGTGGGTTTACCCCACTATCCATCACCAGTTTCCATATGTTACGCATCGTCATCCTCGTCTGTGAAAGTTACAATCAGTTGCCATTGAAAGTCTAGGATATCACCATATCCCATGTCAATCAAGTCGTCGCGTATTCCATCTACAATAGCGTTGGCTGTCTGTTTGTCCATAGCTTCAGTCATGTCAAGTTCCATCATGGATATCTCCTGTTCATATGATGTGCCACTGCCTGTTCATCTGGCTCGTCATCAAACCATTTGTCAAGCAGCGTATACTTAGTACGCTTGGCAATGTATCGGCGTAACTCTGCCTCAGTCATCCGTCTTTTGTTGGTCCGTTTGGTACGGAACTTGCTTGTCTTCACCCGCATTTTTATCTCTCTTTCTGTTGTACTTCTTTTTGTTTGGTACTACTTGCGTGCGACGACGGCTCTCCATCATTGCCTTCGCCACAGGATTTACTCTAGTGATGCGGTTGTTCATTGTCAATACCTCTATGCTGATAGCTGATCAAGCGTCGGGTTCTCTACGCCTAGCGTTGGTGCAAAGTACACCACCAGTTTCATGTTCATGCGCTTGGCATACATCCATGCCTCTTGGCCTGTCAATGTCTTACGTTTGCAGAAGCCTACCAGAAACTCAGCCTTCTGGCAAACAGGATAGAGCAAGGTCTGCCCATATACTTCTTTGGTCTTGAAGATTATTATGTTGTCAGCCATGACATCTCTCCTATACTAGTAACGATAAGCGCGGGGCGGTGGAAGAGAACCACTCAACACAACCACCGCCCCACTTCGACAGGCTTTCATTCTTCTTCAGACCTACTAACCTGTCGCGTAAAACCGGGAGCAGTTTAACGTCGGGCTGCAGAACAACCGCTACTCAGGACGCACCAGTTTTCTTGTGAAGGCGAACTGATCGTTACCTACCTGCGTCTTAATTTTATAGTCGTTACAGGCTTGACCGCGTTTATACTCGCTCGACTATTGGCAGAGGCGCAAGGAATTGAACCCTGTCCTAGTGGGTTGGAGCCACTCGTGCTACCGTAACACTTCACCTCTATAAAGTAAATAATAAATAAAGTGGGGTGCTTTTTCTTCAACTCATACCGTCGCACCCCTGTAACAGTATAAGCCTACACCTATGTCATGGCATGTCTTACAACGCCTATCGTTTCGCATAGGTACTCCACGAATTACTTACATTTCTCTGATAGATACTCTGCCAGTTTCTCGACTGTCAAGTATCCTTCGGGATCAGGTTCACCTGCAATCCATATCTCACAGGTCTGCCCTGATCTGCCCATGATGCCGTCACCTTGCACGATGGATACTGTCCTACCGTCTTTGGTTGTCAGCAAAATCTGATTGTAATTTTCTCGCATGTCAAGTTCTCCTCTACCCTATGACGAACCCGCTGGTATCGTGTACTGCCTTGCCTTTGGCATACAGCGCGGACACTACACCTTGCGGCTCAGTGAAGCGCAGATCGCTGTCGTCACCATCGACCACAGTCATACCCATGAAAGTCTTAGGGATATCAGTGCGATAGCGGAAGACTACAGCAAGCCTCATGCCCATGTCAATAGCAGTCTGCGCGAACCGCTGGTATTCTTTGACACCGCTGTAGCTGAATGTCAAGTCGTAGATTGACAGGTCAGGCACCATGCGGTTTGCAATCTTGGTGTAGTCGTACCACTGCACGCCGTGGTCACGATGGAAGAACACCATGTCATCCCATAGTTTGTTCTCCCAGCGAATGTCTGTCGTGCCATTGAGACGGACAGCACAGCGCAGATCATGCTTGGCACAATACTTGGCGTGTGTCAATACCTCAGACAACAGCATGGCCTTGAAGTCATCCCAATGCTGTAGCATGAACAGTGTCTTGCGTAGGCGTGACATCTGGACAGATGACATGGCACCGCGTCCCGCCGTGTTGAGGCAGGCGTCGATGCACTTGGCAACTCCGGCCATAGCACAGAGATTGACACCGCTGGAAGATGCGGGGGAAAGATACAGCACCGCCGTGCGGATGCCATACTTCTCACCCTTGACAGTCTTGGGGTTGTCAATGTTCAGAAGTTTTGTCGGGAACTCGCTGAACCATTTGGTGAACTTGGGGCTGGCGTGTATCTGTGCGACAACGTCAGCGGGAACTTGAGAGAGATCGTAAATCATAGCGTCACCTCATGCAAACAGTGGTTTCATCTCACGGTAAATTACATTGTATGCATTCACCTCATACCGGAAGCACTCAAAGAACTCATCATCGTCATCGAATGGCGACTGCCCCATGCAGTGCCGGTCCCATTTATCCTGCATGTTTTCCATTTTGTCAAGCAGGGTGTTGGCTTTCGTGATGGAAGACCCTCTCATTATCTGCACTGCGGCATCAATGTCAAGGTCCATGTGATAGAAGGAAGGGATACGGAACATCATGTCAACACCTCACTGGCTGATGGTTTTACCTTTGGCACTGGCGGCAAGGGAATACACCCGCTTGTCCTCAATGCCGTCGAAGAAATCTTGTACATCGACATGGATTAGCTTGTCAAGTAGGTGCTTGCGATAAGCCTCATCGTGAGGCAATTCGCGGTCCCACTCTTCCGGCGTTTGAACATCTGTCGGAAATTCCTTGAAGGACAGGCAGTCTTGTGCGAACACCGCCATGACGAATGCCATAGCATCGGCAGGTCTGTCAACACTGTGGACAAGGAAGCTATTGCCACCCTTGAATTTCCAGTAGGCATTGCCACTGGCAAACTTACCGTCCTCATCATGTGCGCCATAGTTTTCCAGACACTGTGTAGTCACGACATATGAAGCCATAATAGTCACCTCGTTTTGATGGATGTAAATAGGGGATGCAATGCCTCACCGTTGTAAGACATTGCTCCCAACGTGTCAAGCCTGCATTGCGCGAGGGCTGACGAACTGACCTTTTTCATTGCGGCCCAGCATGAGGAAGGACTGGTGACGGGCCATTGAGCCTTGCGGCTTGCCGTAGCGCGTCAGGCCATTCTTGCCCTTGCTGTCGGAACGCTGGAAAAAGACATGCTCACCGGAGTAAGCAGGATCGAAGTTCTTCACGTTGGTAGTCAGGATTTTTTTAACAGACATGTCGTTTCTCCGTTATCTGTTGTTTCAGGATGGATGCACATTACATCCCCTAATTACACCTGTCAAGTGTACCGGCGACCATTCTTGACTGCCTCATGGTTTTGTCTTCACGAAGAAGAGCGTCGGCCATGCGACTAGCGAACAGTCGCCGGTATGTTTCGACATTCACATTTTACTTAGCTATACAGCGACAATTAGTCAACCCCCTAGTGAGTTAGCAGATTGCACGTTTTCAAATGTGCGGCTTGTCTATTGTTGAACCTCGCCGATATCGGTTTGGGGATGATGAACCCGTCAAGCACGGTCCCATCACATTACGTTTCTTTCCGCCCGGTGCCACCTCAGCCGCTAGTCCTACCTCAATCCTGCCAATGGTACACTAGGTCGCACTGGTGGTTTTCGAGACGGTTCTCTAGCATAGAGCCGTTCGTATCTGCCGTCTGGTGAATTTGCACCTAGCAGGTTCCGTTTTTGGGAGGGCCGTCGCCCCGCAGGTTTTTAGGTTGCCTCGTCAACCGCCCCATTACGCTAGGGCATTGCGTCGGGGCTGTCAACCCCCGCCAGTTTCGCGGGTTTAACCGCCCAGCACTGGCGCTGGTAAAATGGTCCTCACTGCGAAGCCGCCCACAAAGTTCTCGCACCCAGTACCGTTCACACTGCAATCTTTCAGCAGGTCCATTTAGCACTAAGCCTTACAGGCTTGGACCGTGTCAGGGGTTGTCTGCCTTGGCAGCGCGTCGTCCTGACCTTCATCACCCTAGCGACTTGCGCCGGGGCTGTCAACCGGGGGTTGTCTGCCGCTTGGCAGCGCGTCGTCCCGGCGACAATTGAAAGCTAGCAAGCGGGGATGATGCTGTCAACACCCCCAGTCAAACTGTTGTTTTCATTGGTGTTTTTTCAGGGGGATAAATCTGTTCCTGTTTTGTTCCTAGTTCGGTCCTGTTTCGTTCACGGTATGCAGCATGAGATGAGAACAGAAGGGGAACACCCCCATGTATATACAAAGGTGTGGGATATGCACCGCCGCATTATATCCGGTCATGTTTTTGAAAACATTGCCTTTTTAACCATCACAGCTACCGTCAAATGATAGTGAATCACTAGACTTTGCCTTGACAAACATCTCAAGCCATTGTTATCATTAGATAATCAGGCAATCGGTCAGTCCTACTGCCCCAATCGCGCCGTTCCGCCCCTGCAATCGCGCCAATTCAAAGGCATAGGGCGGGGGCCACCCCCCCGTTATATAGATATATATACACAGAAGAACACAGATCAGGGAAATTGAGTGTTAACCACAGAAACAACTGACAATCATATATGCACAAAGGATGTGCAATCTGCCTAAAATTTGTGCAACTACAAATTAATTTGCGCGGATATGCATTTTAGGTATTGACACGGTAGTTAATTTTTGGTATAATTATATAAACTAAACGAACTTACACTATAAGTGATCACTAAAGTGTTATTTAGTAAAATTATAAATACACTTAATTGGACACTTAAGTGATGCGGACTATCACTTTAAGTGATGTCCTTGTAACTTTTCTCTTGACAATGGCAAAGAAATCAGTAAAACTATACACAGACAATGTACTAGAAGCATTCTATGCTGCTATACGTACTAACTCACTTGATAAACTTCATATCCCCCACAGTGATGTATTCTACGTGCGTCAGGCTGTAGAAGCACACTATGGTCGTTCTTTTTCTTTGAAGCATGTAGAGGATGCTATGAGGGCAGAAGGGTGGACAGAAGGGAATGACTAATGTTTACAGCAATGGTATTAGCATGTGCTATTGGTAGCACGGATATGGACAAGTGTATTGAGGCCACAGATGAGTGGGGTCCGTACAAGACAGAAGCTGAATGCAAGATGCGTGTGCATCAGATGGTAACGGCATTGCAGATGACCCTGCCCGTACCTATGCATTTTCACTATAAGTGTACAGAGCCTAAGCCCAAAGGTATGAAGCTATGAGTCTTCCCGAAAGAGTCAAGAACAAAATGAAAGAGGAGGGACTCAAAGGTGTAAACAAACCTAAGAGGACACCTAACCACCCAACGAAGTCTCACTGCGTGATGGCGTCGGAAGGTGGCAAGTATAAGTTTATACGCTTCGGCCAGCAGGGCGTTAAAGGTGCTGGCAAAAGTCCTAAGACAGCGAAGGACAAAGCACGTAAGAAGTCGTACTATGCACGGCACAATGCGCAAGGTAAACCGACCACAAAGCTGTCTGCGAAGTATTGGTCTCACAAAGTAAAGTGGTAGCAGGAGAAAAGAATGGCTTTAACAGCAGCAATGAAAGAACAGATTTCAAAGGATGCGGGGGTAAAGGACGCATTCAAAGCAGGTGACACAAAGGCAGCGAAGATTCTAGCAGACTTAGGTCTTGTAGGTCTTAGTTTTCTTCCTGCCGGTGCAGCTATCCGTGGAGGTACGCTTGTCTACAAAGGACTAAAGGGTGCAAAGGCTGCAGCAGAACTACGTAAACTAAAAGCTGTACAGGCAGCTATCAAAGCACAGAAACCTGCACCCGGTTCGTCCACTACTATCTCTGCTGCCAAGCCGAAGGTACGTGTACCCGCAGCTACAGCGAAGAAGCCACCTAAACCTGCAGACAAACCGAAGCCAAAGCCTCAAGCTAAGCCAGCACCTAAAGCTAAACCGAAGCCAAAGCCTAAAGCCAAAAAGAAACTAAAGCCAGCAGATAA